TGATGTTAGTATTTTTTTCATGTTAGTAAGTTTGAACGCTGTAAATCATGCCTGCCATGTTTATTTTATCGGCTTGTTGTCTAATTATTTTTTCTGCATTTGCCCCTAATCCTGTGAAAATTGCAACAGGAACAAATATAGTAAAATCAAGTAAATTATAGGTGTCTGTTAAAGGTATGTTAAGGCTTGAATTTGTTAATCCAATAGTTGAACTATTAGCAACCCCTACAAAAAAAGGGTTTGAATCAGTTACGTTATTTATGTAAATCCCACTTGAATAAAATCTTTGATTTAAAGCATATTCAAATATTTTTTTGTGACTGCTAAATTTAATTCGAGTATTAACCCCTATTCTGTCATCTACTATTTTTACCCAGTATTCTGAATTAGTTAGTAGCTCCCCTGTATTAGCTTTAATACATTCAAATAAACCTTCTTCAAATCTTACTATATTAGTAGGAATATAAGCCGTTGCATTACTCCAAAGTGAACGACTTAACCCTTTTGCATAATATTCAAAGGTAATATTTTTAAGCCAATCAATAGGCTTTAATAGACTATTTTGCCATGATAAATTTGAAGCAAAAGCATAATATTTAGGCGTTATTTGCTCAATTAATGTACTTAAACTAAAATCGTATATCGCCATTAGATTATAATTAAAGTATCTGTAAATGTATGTGTTAATGTTGTTTCTTGAACAATATAACCAGCGAAAGGGTTGTAATCTTTTACTAATACTTTTGAATCAGCCACTAAAGACGTTCCAAATCCGTAAGATTGGTTTGTATTTCTTACATTAATGCTTGTAATTACCACGTCATTAACTCCTAAAACATTCTGTATGGTGTCTTGAATTGATGAAACTTTTACTTTGCCGTCAAATGACAAATTTGATAAATAAGACTCTAAAGCCGTTACAATTGTTGATTTAATAGTATTTGAATATTGACCGTCAACATAAATATTTGCCCCTATCTCTATTAAATCGCCACTAATTGAAATCAAATTAAACCCTACTCCTGCTGGCAATATTTCAGTTAAATATGTTGTTAATGCTGATTTCTCGGATGAATCTATAAATGTTGGTGTATCTCCTTTTGCTACTTTTATTTGAACCGTTTTATTAGCCGAAGTAAATACACTTACTCTTGTAATTATTTGCTTTGAAGTATTAACTAAAGCATAATAAAAACTCAAATTAGAATCCAACAATAAAGTATCTCCATATTGAAAACCCTTTATCATTTTTGAAATCCATGATGGAGTGGATGGGATTGATTTGCTTACAATATCTTCTATTTCTACTTTAAAAACATCCAATAACTGTTCAAAAACAGAAATACAAACTGCTGTTATGTAAATCCATAAGTTCTCAACGCTTGCCAAACTATTTAGGTCTATTTTGTCAAGTTCGCTATGTGTAGCCTTTTCTGCCTTAATCTGTGCCTGTATTTGACTAATTGAACGTGCCATTTATTATTAAATTTGTAGGATTAATTGTGAATGCTTTATTATATTTTTCTTTTGTAAAATCTACTAAATTTGTTTCAAATATCATTTGATAATGAACTAAATTAGTATGATTATCGTCTTGAATTTCGTTTGTCTTACAAAATGCTACGCAATTATTAGGCTCAAAAAGTTGCATTGATTCATAAACTTTTTGCTTTAAATCATATATCAATAGATCCTGAGAAGTATCTGAATATGCGTTATTATAGTTTTCATGTAATATATGGAAATTTACATTTATTTCATATAATTGAGCGCCACCACCAAGCTGAATACTATCAGCACTATTAACAATTTCAATAAAACAAGCAGGAAGGCTGTACGGTTGTTCCTCATCGTCTAATTGATTATTCCATACTGCGATATGTTTAAAATCAGTTATTAATGTTATCCTTGCTATTAAATCTATTAATAATTGTTTCATTTCATTATTTTATTAAGCAAATTTAATATTTTTTTATTCAAAACTTGTGAATATCCCAAAAATTTACGTTTCGGAATTACTATTTTATGCGCACCTATATTTACATCTTTGATATTATACGCCTTTTTCTTTTTAGTCCACTTGTTTTTTTTGTTTGTGTAAATTACACCTTTTCTTGCTTTCTTGTCAATAGTTCCTCCGTAATTGTGTATAGCTCCGTATTTTGAACTACTCGCTATAATTATTTGGCTTAATGTAGCTTTTTTTACATACAATGACTTTGCTAATCTTTTTGTCTTACCGCTTAATATAGCCCTTGTAGTGTCCCGGCCTTTTCCTTTTCCTAATCGTCGTTTAACCTCTTGCCATTTTTCGTTATCAAATCCTTGTCTTGTAAAGTTCCCCTCAAAATGTGATTTAGCTAAAATAGATATATCTTTAGGTAAAGTTTTAATTTTATCCTTTATAGCTAAATTATTTTTTTTTAGGTTCTTCAAGTTGTGGAATATTTAAACCGAAATTAGTTTTCGCAAAAGCTTTATATTTTGAATCTACATTATAATAAGGATGTTCTTTATTAAATATTTGATTGCTTATAGCTGGGTTTTTAAATAAAGGATTTGGTGTTATTAAATTTTTTGTTGATAGTTTAGTTTCTACGCCATCAGTCAAAGGTTCTAATCTACACCTGCATTGGTAATGTTGTTGAGGACTGTGAGTGTGCCAAAATGTGCTACCTGTTGCCATTACTACACCTTCTAACCTTCTGCATACTTCTGATACATTCTTATCTTTAAACGTTACGTATTTAAGGAATGGGAACGTATCTTTCCTATCTTGAAAATCTTTGAAGTCAACTACATTAGTAGCCTGTATTTGCGCTGAATTATACTCAACTTCTAGCCATGTTTTATTATAAAGTTCGTTTGTTTTTTTTACTATTTCTTCAAACTCTTTAAACGGTATTATTTGACCTGTTTTGTCAAGTAATGAATTTTCACAGCTTAAAACATAGTTAAATGTTTTTGCTCCACTAAACAAATAAATATTTTCCCTTAAAGCTAAAGCCGTTTTTTTGCCTAAAGACCCAAACTCAAATGTGAAATAATCTATTTTAGCACCTTCTTCAACGCCTTTTAGTAGTTCTAATGCTGTACTTTGATATAAAGCTACAGGCAAATTAGAACTACTAATAGAACCGTTGTATATTGGTTTGCTATAATCCATAAAGATTATTTATTGAATTAGGGTTAACATTTGTAGGTGTTAATATCTTTGATGTTGGATAACCTGTTGTTTCTTGAACAAATTTAGAATCTACCTCGTGTCCGCTTTCTTTTAATGTTTTTACAACATTTGCGAATAATTGATTAACCTTAGATTCGTTTTCTAATTTCTCCGTTTTTTCGTGAGTATTTAAGAAAACAAATTTAAACCCTTTAGGGATATTAAACCCTAAATTTCTGATCTTATCAAAAAAATGGTCATTTACAATATTTTCAATAAATGAATTATCAATTACCTCTATATTTTCTAAAGCTTCCTGTACCGCTTCGTTTTGATTACTTCCCAACTTACCACTTGTTGAATCAATTGCGTCTGAATGCCCTAAAATAATTTTGCTTATTTTCTTTTCGCATCTATTTTCTAAATTGTCAAATGAATTATAACCGCTTCCTGCGTTTTTACTTTCAATAAATTCTATTTCGTCGTTAGGGTCTAAAACTACACTATTTGATGACGCCATGTTTGATATACCTTTTTCGAGTAAATCTCTTTCATCTCCTTCGTGTTTCATAGTTTTAGCAACTACAAAAGGAATAATAAACTTTTCTACAAAGTCAATATTGAAACCTAAATTATTTCTAATAGCAATCGCATAAGCTGAACAGGGAAAAAATAAACCGTAACCGCAATCTGAATATCCTAAATTGTCAGTAGTTTTAATTAATAAACTCCAATCTTTTATTTTTTCATCTTCAAACGAAATCCCCTCATAGCTATAAGGCATTCTTAAAATTTCGTTGGTATCTGGCTTAATTGAATCTCTACGAATTGTTTTTAATCCTGTTAGTTTGTTTTCTTTTATTCCTGTCCAATTAACACCGCTATAACCGAAAAATTGAGCGTCTAATGCAATAGATATAAAATCTTTAAACCATTTAGAATTTAAAAACATAGTCCATTCCTCCGACTGATTACCCTTTAAGTCTTGAACTTGATATTCCTTTTTTAGCGTTAATGATTTTCTTGCATTAATACACGCTATCAAATGTCCATCGTTTAAAATGTCTTGAAAAATCAATTGCATTTTATTTCTAAATCTATAATTTGCGTCGTATTGTTCCGCTTCTTTTAGTGATTCTCTTAAATTAATTAGATCCTGCCTAAGTCTATTAGATGAAGTTTTTTGAATATAATTACTTGTATTTGCTGTTTCGTCAGCTTGTTTTTTCTTTATAAAATTATTGTACCAAGCCATTATAATATATTTTTAGGTGTTGAATTGAATCTAATAGAACGCCCTTGTAATGGCTGTAAAAGTGGTAAATCAAAAAGATTTATTGAAACGCCTATTTGAGCGTTTTTTAAATCCTCTATTACTTCATTTTTTTGGTCAACTCTTAACTGTGGTATATTTCTTGGACTGATTCGAGTGTAAGCATAGAAAACGGCTAACTCAACATACCAATTAAATATTAATACGCTCCTATTATCTCCTTTTGTCCATTTAGTTGTATCTGTTGGCAATATACCCACAACTGAATAATTATCATTAGTCCAAGATGTTGAAACCGTAGGTGTTACGCCTAAGCTTTCAATAATACACGTATAAATGTTTGAATGATAATATACTTTGTCGCCAACTTTATAGGTTACATTATAGGAGTATGTGTCGGCTGTTGGTGTTAAATAGTAGTATTCAGAATTATAAACTACTAAACTATCGGCTTTGTAAGCTTTTGCGTTGTCGTATGTGGTTGTGTCTTTGAACTCCTCTACGCAGTCATATTTAGCGTTTAGGTAGCTTGTTATTTTAGCTTGTGCGTACCTTTCTGACTGTTTTTGAACCAAGGCATTATTGCTTATTAGCTGTTGCCAATTAGTATCTTGTACGTGTAGAAGGTAGTCGGTATTAGTCAAATATCCCATATTTGCAAATATATAAATTAAAATTTAGTTTTTGAATTAATTGATATACTTTTAAAGCTTAATTTTTTACCTCCTGCTAAATAATTTTGATATTCAATTGCAAATGCTACTGTCATGATATATCTTAAACAATCACTTTGGTGTCCGAATTCCTCGAATGTAACGCCTGTAACTTTGTTTTTTACTTTGCTTTTCTTAATCGTTCCGTCTGAATCCTCTAAAGCATAGGTATAATCATTTATTGACTTCTTACATTTTGGATTAATTGATATTTCAATATTATCAATAGCATTTGCAAATATTTGATTTACAAACCCTCCACTTTTTACAATTGAAGGGTTAACGCTTTGAAGCCTTAATTGTGGTTTAAAATCTCTTAAATAACCTAAAATATCAGTGAAGAAATTCTCTCCTTTTTCTTTTCCTGTGTCTGCTTTCCAGCTTGTTTTATCTCCGTAAATAAACAAACCCTGAGGGTTAGGGTAACGTGAAATAAATTCATTGCATACGTGTTTTCTTGTATTTCTCGGGTCCTCTAAACATATCTCATCTATCTGATACGCTGACTTCCCTATTATTTGCCATACCAAACAAGTAATATAAGGATTTACGTTTTCATCAAATACCAAATGTATAGGTAAATTAGAATCGTAATTAACATCTGAAAGGTGTTTGTTAGAATTAAAATTCTTCCAAAACTCTCCACCAGTTCGCAACCTTCCCCAATTACCAAGCCCGTAAATTTGATAATAATTGAAATCAGTGATTTTATCTTTTTCAAAATCATCTATTGTGTGTTTATCATAGAATTGTGGCCCGACAATGAAATGATTATTCAAGTAAGTTACTTTGTAAATAACAAAATTACCTTTATCATTTATCTGCTTGCTTGTTATGTTTGTGTTGGTTTCTACTTCGTGTAAATTCTCACTATCAAACATTATTTTCAACCAATGATCCTCTGAAATTGGATTAAATAAGCCTACTATTTGCTGACCTATTTCCCCCCTTAAACGCTTTCTTATTTGTTTTAAATCTACTTCATCAAATTGGCTTATTTCCTCTAAAACAACTCTTTTAAAACCTGTTAAACCTTTTATCTTTTCTGAATCGTCTAACCCTCTAAAACGAATAAAAGAACCTGTTTCAATACATTCAATATAATTGATTTGAAATTTAAACCTTTCATTTAACCCCCAATCATTAACTATATTAACAAAGTCCGAGTAAATAGAATCTTTTATATCAACCCCGAATTTTCTTAATACCATCGTATTTTCATTCATTGACAACATTCTAATTATCAATAATTGTACTACTGTATAAGTTTTTGAAGCACTTGATCCACCATACGCAAATATAAAGCGTATGTCATTATTATTAAAATCATCTTGTAAATGATAAAATAAATCATTAAATAAGTCGCTATCAAATTCTAAATCACTACTCACGTTTTTTAACTGTAATTCGTGTTACTGTTTGTTCAATTTCCCCTGTTAAATCAACTGTTTGAGTTATTAGTTTAGTGTATATTTTAGTATAAAATTCAGTAAGATTATTTCTAGCCCAACCTAATAAGCTTGTAGTTTCTTCTTCTTGCATTATACTAAAAACCTCAATAACATTATCTTTTACTTTCG